TATGTTCATAGGAGACAACATGGAAAAATGGAAAGAGTTAACCGCTGGAAAGAAAAGATTTTGGGTGGCTGTAGGTATTATAGTAATCGTAGCCGTAGTCGGTTGGGTTACTGGCTGGTGGTCATCTCCACCTGCTGTGTAACGCTAGGATGCACGACACTAAAGAAAGCAGGGATTACCTCGATAGCGGCGGGGGGCGGTGCGCTTGTGGGGACTGTATTGAGTTCGGGTGCGATTGCGCCGATACTGGGAGCCACGACAACTGCCTTTGTGGCAGATGTGGTGACGGAAGCGATACCGATTGGAGCGAAAGAAAAGGAAACTATGAATAGTTGCGCTCCTGATAACTTCTGGAGTCTGTTAGGCTCCTTGATAGAAATGGGCGGTTGGGCCTTAATCCTGATAGTGGTGGTTCCCATGCTTTTTTCATGGTTAATGCCGGGGCCAATTCAATTCAAAGGTAAAAAGAATAAATGATAGAAGTTTTACATATGGGAGTGGCTTCAGAGCCACCTTCTGTATCTGTTGGTAAAAGAGACCCAATTCCAGAGATAATCTGTGGTGTTAATGAAGACAAAGAAAAAATAAGAGACAACATTAGAAAAAATATTCAACTAGGACTTCCTCAAGTTCAACCTTACGAAACCCAGTGGGATAAAGTAGTAGGGTTGGCTTTAGGTGGGCCTACATTAAAGGAAACTTTTCCTGATTTATTAGAGAAGCGTCAAAATGGGATGCCAGTAATTACTATTAATGGTTCCCACAGGTATTGTATAACTGGTGGTTTGACTCCTTCAGCAATGATAATGCTTGATAGCAGAGAATTTAATAATAGGTTTGTTTATCCGTTAGTTGAAGATTGTAAATATTTTATTTCATCTCAGTGTCATCCTTCTGTATTTGAAAATCTTAAGGATAACAAGGTATGGATATGGCATTGCGCTGGAGATGACAATTTTGATCTTTTAAAAGAGGTTTACGGGGAAGAATATTACCCGATAATGGGTGGTGCTACAGTTGCATTGAGGGCTGTTCATTTGTTGAGAATGTTAGGATTTCATAAGTTTGAAATGTATGGATTCGATAGTTGTATTATGGGAGAACATCATGCTTATGAACAACCTGAAAATGATGGAGAAGAAGTTTTAGATGTTGTGGTATCTGCAAAAGAATTCAGATGCACTGCCGCTCATTACCATCAAGCAAAAGAGTTCGTTGATATGATTTCTAAAACTGGCGAACATTATGATCTGGCTGTTCATGGAGATGGCCTTATCTCACATATTATTAAAAATCCAGATTCATTAAAAATTAAGGAGGTAGTATAAAATGGCGGCTACTGCTTGGAGTTTTTACAATTCCTTTAGGGAATATATAGGCAATGGTCAGTTTGATCTAGATGGTACAAGTGTTGGTTTTTATATGGCATTACATACTAGTGCGGCAAGCGCTAATATAAATACAAAAACTTTATCAACGCAAGCATCACTTGCTAATGAAGTTGGTAGTGGTAATGGTTACACTACTGGTGGCGCTTCTGTTACATCGCGCACATGGGCTTCTGTTGCAACAGACAAGTATCGTTTCGATTCAACTGCTGTTGTATGGACTGCTACTGGCGGAACAATTGCGAATATTAAGTACGCAGTTGTTTATCAGTCCGGTGGTAAATTAGTATGCTTTTCTAAATTGACTAGTGCTCAGTTTACATTAGCCGAAGATAACACGCTTACTGTTACTCCAAGTGCCAGTGGCATATTTGAACTAGCATAGGAGGGGAATCATGGGCGTAGAAACTGCTACATATATTAGCCAACTTTCGGCTACAAATCCTCTCGGCACAGACCCAATATCACAGGGTGACGATCAGATTCGTCTTGTCAAGGAAGTTCTTCAGGCTCAATTTACTAGCCTTGGGGCGGCGGCAGTTACAGCAACTGCGGCTGAAGTAAACTTAATTGACGGATATACTGGTACAACGGCGGAATTAAATACTCTTGATGTTACCACTCAAGGAACTTCAGAAGCATCCAAAGTATTGACAGCAGATGCAAGTGGAGATGTTACGATTGCGGATGGAGCGTATGATTTTAACGTTGCTTCACATGACGGGACAAATGGATTAAAACTTGCCGGGACATTAGTTACAGCAACTGCAACTGAGTTAAATTTAATAGATGGGTATACTGGTACAACTGTTGAATTGAACACCCTTGATGTTACCACTCAAGGTACAGCAGAAGCATCAAAGGTTGTTACTTCCGATGGTTCATTGGTTACTAATTTTGCTGACGGCGTTGTTCAGAGACCAGAACTAAAGGATTATGCTGAAACAAAAACTGCACTAAGTGCGGCGGCTACTGTTGATATTGATCTAACAACAGGTAATGTATTTACTATTACCCCAGATCAAAATACTACTTTTACTTTTAGTAATCCATCTGCTACTGGTAAATCTTGCGCCTTTACTCTAGTTTGGACTCAGGACAGTTCAGATAGAACTATTGCGTGGCCCGGTACTGTTGATTGGGCTGGTGGTTCTGCCCCTGATGTAACTAGTGGTTCAGGAAAAATTGATATTTACACCTTCTTTACGCTAGATGCGGGAACAATTTGGTACGGCTTTCAAGCTGGTGCTGACATGGGTTAAGGAGATATATTATGCCAGTAGGAACAGAAAAAACTGCATTGCTTGGAGCCGCCGCAGGTGGTCTTTCTCAATATTTCGGAGACGGGTCAGATGGTGCGTTAGATACAACTGGAGATGTTACCCATACGGTTCAGAATAAGAGTGGTAGTTACGATGGTGATATGGTAGTAATGCAATATACGTCACTGGATATAAATTCTGGTCACACGATGACAGTCGATCAACCATGTCGTGGAATGTTTATTTATGTTACAGGTAACTGCGAAATTGCGGGAACTTTACACATGGATTTGAAAGGTGGAAATTCTAATCCAACAACCTCTGGTGGTAATGATTCATCAGCCGTGAATGCGAATGGATTGCGACTTCCTATGCTTACTGCTTCCGGTTCTGATACATTAGCTACTGCTGATTTCGCTGGTTCAGGAGATGATATTGTGACTGCTGTTGCATTTCAAGCAGGAGTTTCTGGAAACGGCACTATTTTTAAAGTAGCCCAAGAAGGTGGCTCAGGTGGCGGGGGCGGAGGAGCCTTTGGTCACAACTGGGCATGTGGTAACGGAAGCGCAGGAACTGCTGGGGCTACAAGTGCGGCCACCATTTCTTCAGGCGGAGGTGGAGGAGCAAGTGCATTGTCAAATAGCGCAAAGAACTCGACTGGTGGCGCTGGTGGAACTGGAGGGGCTTTTTCTGGAGGCTCTGGCGGCGCTGGTAATGATGCTGGAACGGGCAACGCGGGTGGAAGTTATGGAGGTGCTGGAGGAAATGGGTCTTGCCCTAATTGTCATAATGGCAACAGTGCTGGTGGGGCGGGAAACCCCGGTGGTAATAGTTGTGGAGGAGGAAACTGCTCTATAGCTTTTGGCGCTTCTGGAGTTGGTGGTCTTATCTGGTTAGTAGTAGGTGGCGATCTCATTATAACAGGCACTATATCTGCTGATGGAGGCCCCGGACGGGGCGCACACCGAGCAAGTGGTGGTTCAGGAGCAGGAGCCATAATGATTCTTTATGCCGGAACATTAAGCAATAGCGGAAGCGTTGCGGCTAGTGGAGGTAGCGGTGGTGGTGGTGGAGTAGGAGAGTGCCCAAATTCCGCAGGCGCTGGCGGTGCTGGTGGCGTACATCTTGCTCAGGTTTCAGCCGCATAAAGTATGCTATAATAGATAAATGTTCTCTATAGAAAAGTACACTGTAGTAAAAGGCGTGCTGTCTAATGATCTGCTGGCTTTTTGTCAGCAGTATTGCTCCTTTCAGGAAAGAAGGTATCCTAAATCTAATTTTGATAATCCAGATAATAAGGCTCACTGGGAATATGCTGATCCCTTTATGGAAACGTTGTTGGTAAAATTATTACCTACGTTTGAACAGCATACTGAATTAGAATTAATTCCTGCATATTCTTATCATAGAATTTATAAATCAGGGGATGCAATGGCCCCGCATAAAGATAGAGCGCCATGTGAAATAACTTGTAGCATACATTTGGGGCATGATTATAAAGGCATGCCAGATAATTATGAATGGTATTTATGGATTGAAAATAAGGAAAGGAACGATATTCCAGTTCCTTTAAATGCTGGGGATGCAGTTATATATAGAGGTATGGAGGTTTATCATAAGAGAGAATTATTTGCTGTTCCTCATGACGCTTGGCATTTGCAAGTTTTCTTGTCTTATGTAGTAAAGGGAGGTGAAATGGATCACCTACAATATGACAAAAGAAGCGGGTTAGGATACAAGGGCGCGTATCATCCAGTTAGATGAAAATTTTTAATAGCGATTGCAAGGGATGTGCGGAAAGAAGGGCTTTTATTAAACAGTTCTGGATAAGTTACTGGTGGCTTAAAGAGCCTATTGTATGGAAAGGCTGGTTGATAAAAACTTATTTATGCTGGTCGATTTGTGTAGACATGTTAGCTATTATTATATTAGTTTGGTATTTTTTAAAATGAAAAGCGGTGAGTTTGTATACATAGAAGACGTTGCTCCTGATTTTTTATTTGAGCAACTACAGGAAGTATTTTATAATCCTTCTTATGATTTTGCATGGTATTGGAATGATAGCACAGTAGACTATAGTAATGCGCTTGAAAATGACAGCACTAATAAAAGCCATATGTTTTCGCATATGTTTTTTATAGATGGATCGCCTGTTTCACCATACGCGCAATATATAATGATGTTGTCGAGATGTTTAAGGAAGAGTGGGTTTGAACACGATAGTCTTTGGAGATCAAAGGCTAATCTTTATACGCCTAGTCCGGGATTTAATAAGGATGGTTATCATCATCCACATATAGATCATTACAATAAGTCAAATTTTGATAGTTGTACTTATTTTTTAAATGATTCAGACGGTGACTTTATCTTATTCAACCAAAACCAGAAAGACTTTGCTAAGACAGGTAAAGTAAGAGGTGAGTGGGGTGGTCTTCCTTCTTCAGATGACTTAACAGTTATGGAAAGAATAACTCCAAAGGCGAACACTGCTGTAATTTTTAATGGGTGGCAATATCATAGTTCCAATGTTCCTTTTGAAAATGCTAGAAGAATTACAATAAACTTTACAGGCGGTCATGAACTAGAATGAATTTTATGCATAGTTCTTTTATAGAG